TGCGTATAGACAAGGTAAAACTCGTAAGGGTTCTTATGCGGCATACCTAGATATCTCTCATCCCGACATACTTGAGTTTTTGAATATGCGTATTCCTACTGGAGACGTACAACGTAAGGCATTGAACCTACACAACGCAATTAATATCTCTGATGAGTTTATGACTGCGGTAGTAGAAGGTACAGACTTTGACCTACGAGACCCCAAGGATGACTCAGTAAAAGAAACTATTGATGCTCGTAAACTCTGGGAAAGAATACTGGAGACAAGATTTAGAACAGGGGAACCTTATCTAAACTTTATTGATACTGCCAACGCAACTCTACCACAACCCCTCAAGGATTTAGGTCTCAAGATAAATGGTTCTAACCTTTGTAATGAGATACATCTACCAACGAGTGCCGATAGAACTGCGGTGTGTTGTTTGAGTTCTCTCAATCTAGAGTATTATGATGAGTGGAAAGATACACCTATCATTCGTGACCTCGTAAGAATGCTTGATAATGTATTGGAATACTTTATAGAGAAAGCACCCGATACTATTACTCGTGCGAAGTATAGTGCTCAACGCGAAAGGTCTATTGGTCTTGGTGCGATGGGTTTCCATTCCTTGTTACAAAAACACGGAGTTGCGTGGGAGAGTGAAGCGGCAAGAGATATCAATACGACTGTGTTTGAACATATCAATAGAGAAGCACACGCAGAAACAGAGTTGCTTGCGGAAGAACGCGGTGAGTATCCTGATGGTATCGGTAGTGGTAAGAGAAACTCTCACTTACTTGCGATTGCTCCTAATGCGTCCTCTGGTATTATTCTCAGTACAAGTCCTTCTATAGAACCTCTAAAGGCAAACGCATATACGCATCGTACACGGGCAGGTTCCTTTCTCGTAAAGAACAAGTATCTTACACAACTCATTGATGAGAAGGGTGAGAATAACGATTCAAACTGGACATCTATTATTACAAACAAAGGTTCAGTACAACATCTACCTTTCTTTACGGAAGGAGAGAAGTCAGTATTCAAGACCGCACAAGAGTTAGACCAAATGTGGGTAGTAAAACATGCCGCAGAAAGACAAGAGTTTATATGTCAAGGTCAATCGGTCAATCTATTTTTCCCATCAGGGGCAGACAAGTCTTATGTAAATAAGGTTCATCTATCCGCGTGGAAGAAAGGTCTGAAAGGATTATACTATCTACGAACAGAAGCAAAACAACGTGCTGAGAATGTATCGGAGAAAGTAGAAAGAGTTGCCCTTGAGGGTGATAAAAGAAATGTAGTCTATGGTAAGAGAAACTGCCCATATTGTCAACTCGCAAAAGAGGAGATGAAGTTGCGCGGTATACCTTATGACTATGTTGATTTACAAGAGGTAGGTAAGACTGCCAGAGAAGTAACAGGTCGTGATGTCAAAACTGTACCACAGATATATATCCAAGGAGACTATATCGGTGGGTATGATGACTTTATGATTTGGTTAGAGAAACCCTTTGAGAGTGACGACGGAGAATGTCGTGCTTGTGAAGGTTAGATAAACAAACAAAGAAAGGTGACACATGTCCTTATTAGAATTTTCAAAAACTTATAAACCATTCAAGTATCCGTGGGCAGTAGAACTCACCAAGAAACATGAAGAAATCCATTGGGTAGAAGACGAGGCAGAACTCTCTGAAGACGTAATGGATTGGAAGACCAAACTAAACGACGCAGAGAAAGACTTCATCACACAGGTACTACGTCTATTCACACAGAGTGACGTACAGGTAGGTGAGAACTATCACGAGTTACTCATACCCAAGTTTAGAAATAATGAAGCACGTAATATGTTATCCTCATTCGCAAATCGTGAAGGAGTACACCAACGCGCATACGCATTATTGAATGATACACTAGGATTACCTGATGAGGACTTTCATAAGTTCCTTGAGTATACCGAGATGTCAGATAAGATTGACTTTATGAAACAGGGTGACATAAACTCTCATACTGGGTTAGCACTCTCTCTTGCGCAGTCTGTATTCAACGAAGGACTCTCTGTGTTTGCGTCATTCGTAATGCTACTGAACTTCCAACGCTATGGTAAGATGAAGGGAATGGGCACGATTGTAGAATGGTCTATCCGAGATGAGACACTTCACGTTCAGGGTAACGCAAAGTTATTCCGAGAGTTTTGTCAAGAACATCCTCGTATCGTAAACGATGAATTGAAGTCCAAGATATATCAAATGGCAAAGGATGTCGTGAAGTTAGAAGATAGGTTTATCAAACTTGCGTTCAACGGATTAGAGATGGAAGGTCTTACAGAGACTGATGTAAAACAATACATAAGACATATTGCTGATAGACGTTTACTACAACTTGGTATGAAACCAAACTTCAAAGTAAAAGACAATCCGTTACCTTGGTTAGATTGGGTACTGAATGGTGCGTCGCATGACAACTTCTTTGAGAAACGAGTTACCGAATATTCCGTAAATGGTATGGAAGGTGACTGGGGTTGGGATGTCGAGGACGCGGCATAATGAACGACGAGGACGAAACCTTTCATATGGATTGTTTCGTTTGTGAAACTAAGTCTGAAGTTAGAGTATTGAACTCTGACGAACAACCTTTTTTCTGCCCCATGTGTGGGACGGAGATGGAATAAACAAACACTATATACTTCTATGACATGGATGTATGAAGATAAAGAGTTTTCCCCGACGGACGAATTCCTTGAACCTTTTCAAGGGTTCGTCTATTGTCTCACGGAAGAATCAACGGGTAAGAAGTACATCGGAAAGAAGTTCTTCTGGAAACCCAAGACATTACCCAAGAACAGCAAACGCAAAAGAAAAATAAAGACCAGAGTTCAATCTGACTGGAGAGATTACTATGGTTCGTCGGCAGAGGTAAAATTACTCCTAGAAGGGGGCGAGAGGTTCCATAGACGCATCCTGAGACTGTGTTTTTCAAAAGGGGAGTGTTCATACTATGAATTACGTGAACAAATGATAAATGATGTTTTGTTGAAACCCGATGAATATTATAATGCTTTCGTTGGAGGTAAGATACACAGAAGGCATGTATTGAAAAAAACTACTTGACATTCTCGGTTGAATATGGTAGTATAGGGTATGAGTGTCACTAATTATAAAGTTGTTCCTGTAACAATACAAGACATAAAAGATTTCATAGAAGAAAATCATTATTCTGGAAATGTGAATGGTCTTAGAATAGGGCAGTGTTTTGCACTATATGATGACAATCGAATATTTGGTCAACAGATGATTGGTGCTATGATATATGGTGCATTGGGTATGGCAAGTGCTTGGAAGAAGTATGGTGACCAAGAAGGAGATGTCATTGAACTGCGAAGACTTTGTTGTGTTGACGATACACCAAAGAATACGGAATCCTTTTTTATTGGACAGACCATAAAGTGGTTGAAAGAGAATACTGAGTTCAAAGTGATTGTGAGTTATGCAGACGCACACTATGGACACGAGGGAACAATATATAAAGCAACAAACTTTTTTCATGGAGGTATGACAAGTAAATCTCGTGTGATTATGTTGAATGGTAGACAGTATCACGATAAGACTATACGAACTTATTATACTAACAAGAATGGAGTTCGTAATCTAAAACCCTTTGCTCAAAGAGTGAAAGATGCGTTAGAAACAAAGGAAGCATACTATGAGGACAGACCCTCTAAACATATCTATCTATTTTTCCTCAATAAAAAAGATAGAAAAAAATACATAAAAAATGAAAAAAGTGCTTGACATTCTCTGTTAAATCTGGTACTGTAAGGTATAGTTAAATGAAAGGAAAAAAAAACTATGGCATATATTTCACAAGAAGAAAAGAAAGAACTCGCTCCCGCAATCAAGGCAGTTGCTAAGAAATACGGACGCAAGGTTACTATCGGTATCAGAAATCATTATGAGTTAGTTGTAAAAGTAAAAGGTGCTGAAGACATCTACAAAAGACATTATGCAAAAACGGTAGAAGACAGAATACTTGCGGGTCGTGACAAGACTGGCGAATCAATACAAGATGATATTGATTGGGATGCTCCGATTGACCCATCTGTCTTTTCTAGAATGACTTACCTTGACCCTGAGTTATCTAAGTTTGGATATTCAATCAACACACATTGGATTGATGAAAACTACGAAGAGAAAGACCAAGCATTCTTGAATGAGTTACATGCTGCTATTCATAGTAAAGACTTTTTCATCGATGACGATGTTTATACAGATTACTTCAGCAGGAGTTATTACACATCAATAGAGTTACACAAATAAAAAAGGAGAAGAGAGTGTCAGACCGAG